GGAAATTTTAAAAAGCGCTGCAGATGGTGTTCTTACTAAAGAATCACTTGAAGCTATTGCTGTTGCTTTTGAAGAAGCAGTCGAAGCAAAAACAAACACAGTTCTAACTGAAAAGGTTGAACTTGAAGTTCAAACCGCACTAAAGCGCCTAGATGAAGATCATGCCACTAAATTAGTAACACTATTAGAGTCAGTGGATGCCGATCATACAAACAAATTAAAAGCAGTACTTGCTAAAATTGATGAGAATCATACAGACAAACTTAAAAATGTTGTTGGTAAGTACGAAAAACTTCTTAAAGAAAACGCAGTTGATTTTAGAAATCAATTAGTTGAAGAAATTTCAAACTATATGGAACTTTATATTGATAATGTAGTTCCATCCAAACAGATTAGTGAAGCAGCTGGTAACACAGCAGCAAAACGTCAACTTGATGAGATCAAGAAGATTATATCTGTTAATGATGAATATATTAATGAAAACATTCGTGAAGCGCTTTCAGATGGTAAAGCTATGATTGAAGACAGTCGTAGGGATCTAAATGAAGCACTTAAAGAAAATGTACGTTTAAGCCAGGATCTTAAAAGGACTAAAGCTCAGCTCGTTCTTGAACATAAGACATCCGAGTATCCTTCAGCTAAACGTGGATACATTAACAAGGTTCTTTGCGAGAAGTCAGCCGACTATATCGAAGAAAATTTTAACTATGTCGTTGAGATGTACGAAAGAGACGAAAAGGATGATGTGGAACTAATTGCTGAATCAGCAAAACGTAAATCACAATCAAAAACTATCACTTTACCGGAAAGTGTTAAGAACCAATTCAGCTCACCTGTAGAAGCAGTAGCTCCAACAGGCGGATATCTAGAAGAATTAAAATCACAAGATAAAAGATAATCATTTCGATTATATAAATAATAGACTATATTAAAATAGTTAAGGAGAAAATATATGAGACCTCAAACAGGTTATATTAACAGAGACAGAGCTGCACAGCTTGTCGAAAAATGGAGTCCAGTGCTTGATTATTCGTCAAACAGTGTTGCCCCAATTGAAAGCGATAACACTCGCCTTAATACCGCTATTCTTCTTGAAAATCAAGAACAATGGTGTTTGCAGGAAGCTGAAAACGTAGCCGGTGGTACCGGTGGTATTTTCGGTTCAGCCAATAATGGCGCAACAGGTGGAGCCGTTGGTAACAGTGATAGTTACGCAACTGGTGACGCTCGTTTGCCAAAAGTACTTATTCCAATGATTCGTCGTACGTTCCCAGAACTTATTACGAATGAAATCGTAGGTGTTCAGCCTATGAGTGGTCCAGTCGGACTAGCATTTGCACTTCGTTATAGATACGAAGCTGATGTTCTAGGTTCAGACACATCACGTAACAATGACAGTAGCAATGGTGGTACTCGTCATCCAAACTCAACTCCTGCTGATGGACTTGAAGTTGGTTACCAGAATCTTGATACAAGATTCACAGGTGCCTCTTCTGCCGGTCTAAGCGGACTTGGTGCTCTTGGTGGCGGTTCATTATTTGAACAAAGTGCTGAAGACCATGGTGTTGCAGAAATTCTTGCGAACTTCGAACTTACATCGAACATTCCTCAGATGGTACTCGAATTCGAGAAAACATCCGTTGAAGCTGGTACTCGTAGATTAGCAGCCAAATGGAGCATTGAGCTCGAACAAGATATCAAGAACATGAATGGTATTGATATTGATAACGAACTCACAAATGCAATGAGCTATGAAATCCAGGCAGAAATCGACCGTGAAATGATCATGAGAATGATCCAGGTTGCATTGAATGCTGGTGGTGGAACTCGTGATGGTCGTGGTTATTCCGTATGGAGTGCTGCTTCTGCCGATGCTCGTTGGCTTGGTGAACGTACACGTGACTTCTATGCTAAGGTTATTGTCGAAGCAAATAGAATCGCTGTTCGTAACCGCCGTGGTGCTGCTAACTTCATCGTTGCAACTCCTCGTGTTTGCGCAATGCTTGAAATGCTTCCTGAATTCAAGTTCATGCCTGTAAATGGTAATGTCAACACTCAACCTGTTGGTATCGCTAAAGTAGGTAGTGTCGGTGGACGTTTTAACATCTACCGTGATACCAGAACAGAAGCACAGTATCAGATCGCTGCTCGTAGCACACCGCTTGAGTACGCTCTTCTTGGTTACAAGGGATCTGAGTACTATGACACTGGTATTGTATACTGTCCTTACATTCCTGTAATGATCCAGCGTACAATTGGACCGAATGACTTCGCACCTCGCGTAGGATTGCTCACACGTTACGGCGTTGTAGATAATCTATTTGGTGCAGAACTTTACTACCACGTTGTGGTTGTAATTGGTCTTGGTGAAGCCTTCGTACCTGGTGGAGCACACACTTATCTCTAAGATTTCTTAAAGATATGTAAATTTAAAA